AAAATTATAGTCAAACATCGGTAAACCGCAAACTCCTGAATTATCACGTAGAATAATTTGAAAAGTCATTGTGTGACCGGCAACCTCATCCCCTCCGCGCTCTATAAACTTAGATACCGAACAACTTTGAACCCTTCCAATTTTTTGCCATCTAGTTGAGCTGTTTATAGTTTGAAATATATCTCTACAAATCTGCAAAGTGTCGCTTTCAACATCGTTAAGATTACTCCAATCTTTATACATTTTATCACATACAAAAATAGTAAGTTGTAAAGTAGTTTGATTGTTTAAAAACCCTGTAGTTGGATAAAATGCACCCATTAAAGGATAGTTTAGCTCAGTATCTTCTTTGTAAGCGCGAAGAAAATCCTTCCACGCAAAACTATTTATTTGTGCGTGCGCTTGTTGTATTTCGCTGAGTTCCTTTCGTATTTGATTGATGCTTTTGCGCATAGTATTTGTCTAATTTTTCTTTAACTTTCTTTTGTATCTTCATATAAATCTAGCACGATTTCTAACCTTGCCACTATCTGGTGCAATGTTTTCGTTACTACACACAAAGTTATCATATTCAGGGAATAAAGTTCTATTATCTTTTAGAAATCCAATCAAACTTTCTCTGTATGTTTCGTAATCGCGCTTTAAATCGTCGGTTCGCATCAAATTTTCTTGAATTGTAACCGGATTAATATGTTCATCTCTAGCAGTACCTACAGTTTTAGAACGTGTTTCATAGGTTAAAGCATTGACTATCCTATAATCAACACCCGCGATTATGCATGGCGCTATATAATCATTCAATAATAACACCTCATCCGCTGTTAAATCTTCGTCGGTTATTCCTTGCAATAGTCTTTTAAAGAATGGTGTTCCAAGAATAGGCAATATTAGCGTATCCTGCACCCTTCTTAAAGTTGTTGAAATAATTGGATCGTCCACATTTTTGTTAACGAATCCAATCTTTTTTATCGTTGCAATATCTATTAGAAAAGCTGTCATATTATCGAACTATTATGTTTTGTTTCCATTGGTGACGGCATGAAGGCGTGTTTACTTTGGTTTCCCAGTTGTGATACCACCCGCCTCTATAACGCCATACATCTCTATCTACTTGTGCGCTAATTGCATCAATCTCTAAACGTGTATAAACTCTATTCAATTCTATTAAAGCCTCGCAAAATGGACGTGAAGAACCTCCAGGTACTAATTCGGGAGCGTTAGGTCTTTTCTCGTATGAATAAACCACCTCAAGCTCAGCAATAACAGCCGCCGCTGTTACTCCTTTATCCGTTATATTCCATCCGTCAACATATCCGTTGTCTTTAAGTACAAACAAACGCTTTGAAAGATAAGCGCCACCTTTACCGATTGCCTTTGATATCGCATCGTAAGACTCGCCCGCCTTAATCATTTGCAATATATTTCGGTCATCATCCGTTAACGCAACAGCAAAACGATTGCTTAGAAATTCGCGCTTAAATTCGTCTTCATTGTCTTCATAATCGTTGTATTCACGTGATGAAATTATATTTACAGAATCTCTATCAGTTCCAACTTTTGAGAATGCGTCAATAATTGGATCCATTGCTTTAAATCCTGAAGGCGCAGCGCTTGGAATAGTATCTCCATTTGCTATTGGTGCGAGTCTCGCTAAAGCTCTAATTTCATTAACGGTTAAAGCTGTCAATACTTTGTTTGCTACAAGTGGACTCATTCCATTTAACGCAGAACTTACCGCGTTTGTTTCCGCTACGTTTTGGTCTAGCGAAAGAATGTAATCATTGAATGTTAAACCTAGCTGTGTTTTGTTTAATTTTTCCCAAGCCCAATTTAATGCCTCTTCAATCGTATTTTGTCTAGCTTTAGCGTAGTTTTCTTGGAATAGTTTGTAAGCTATTTCCATCTCTTCCTTACTTCCGAACATTGACTCAGAAAGTACACCAAATAAAGCCGGAGAAATAACACCGTGAGCAATCATTATTTTGCGTAGTATCTCCTTATTGCTTTCAATGTAACGCTTATCTAAATCGTTGCCATTCATTTGATGAATCTCAGGAGCTCTGTCTTTACCATCCGAGAATAGAATAGTTAATCCGCCTTGTTTGTCTCTATCTGTAGCGTCTTCCTTTATTCTTTTAATTATCTTATCCTCTTCTTGCTCACTTTCCGGTACTCCATCATTTAACGCGATTACAGCACCGCCTTTGTATCCGTTAATAACTTCCGAAAACGTAAAGAAATCCATCTCAATACCCGCCATTATCGAAGTAATAGCACCCGAATAAGGTGGCGCAGGATAATAGTTAGCTGTTAAGTCTTTAGATTTCTCTATTTTTCTTTGTTTAGGTCGCTCGATGTTATATTGAATACACTCTAAATCTTCGTCCGTTACATTCTTAATATTTTTCAATCTTTTGTAACCGGTCTTTTCAGCTGTTTGACTAGTTTTGCTCCAATCATCCGAAACCTCAAAGTAGTTTAATCCTTCCAAACATCTTACTAGTTCATAATCTAAAGGCAGCGCATACCATTTACCGGTTAAAATATCTTTCTTCCAATGTATTGCGAATGCGTTTGAAATTTCGTTATCCTTTGCGATTATCTCAACTATTTCAGTTAGGGTAAATGCACTATTACCATTCTCTTCCGCAGTTGAATCCGTAACAGTAATACCGCCCGCAGTTATGAACTTTGTTTTTTGGTCAATAATACCTTGGTGGATTGGATTGTCGTAATATAATCCGTTAAGAAATTGAGGATAAAGATTGTCAACTCCCCATTTCACTTTACCCTTAGCATCAACTTTTTCAGTCGGTAATGGCAAATTTGCTTCTCTAAATATTTGACGAATCATAAATTGGCGTATCTATTTGTGTATTGAAAGTTGGTGTTGCAACTTCCGTTTCTAATAATCTCATTTTTCCGTTTTCAACTAATAAACCTAGCGTGAAATCGGTACTTGTATTATCCGGCATTTGATAAACTTCATAGCCGTAATCCCCTATAAATTTGAAAGTAACATCTTCACCTTCTACTAATTCAAATAGGTTGTATCTTTGTGTGAAAGTTGAAATATCTTGTAAAAATAAAAGATATTCGTAATTATCTTCTTGGTCTAGTGTAAATCTAAACAGCCAATTTATCGGTAGGCTTGGATTTTCTAGTTCGCTTAGTGTCAGGCAAACTCTGTTCAATTGGTTCTTGTGTATTAATATCATTTGCCGTCTCTTTTGATTTTATAATACTTTTGATTTCTTCTGTTAACTCAACAAATCCGAGTCCTTTAATGTATGTTCTAGCCATGTTCAAAGAAATTAAAGGGGGTCAGTAAATCCAACCCCCTTGTTAAAATTATGGTGCTAATAAAGAAAAAACTAAAGTGCTTGAAATTTTACAAGCCTTTGTTTTCTCCTTGCCAGCGAATGTTAAAGTTGTTCCGTTCATATCTTCATATGCCGTTCCGGTTGCTCTTTCGTCGGAAACAACAGCTCCGTTTTCAGCAAAGAACAATTCGTAAGTATCGTCGTTTAACTTTGCGATAATTGCGTGACGTCCTTTAGCCATTGCTTCTACGTCAGTAATCATAGATGCAGTATTACCGTGTAGCATTACCGTACCCGCTTGAGTTCGTGCATATGCTCCATTTGTTCTTTCTCCTGCTTTAGTATCTGTAAAAGACGCCGTTTCAATTTCTATGTTAAAAGGAAATGCGTATTTACCCGCTTTTAATTCTATCGCTGTACAAACTCCATCCGCAATATCTAATGTGTTTGGAACATAGTTACTTTCACCGCTACTATCCTTCACGGCGAATGCATAAAAAGTATCGACTCCACCAGGAGAGTCGCATACTTTATTATACCCGCTTGTTATCTCGCATCCCATGGTTATGCAAGAACTAATTTAGTGAAATATTTACCCCAAACAATTTGTGTTCCAAGTCTAAATGAAGCCTCAGCCTTCAACTTATCGTTGTAAGCGTCATACTTAATCTCTAAGTCCATATCTGCCTCATCATCAACACCCAAGAAAGCAAGTGATGTAGGAATAGCAATCATCTTATCCAAACCATTAAGTTCAGGCAATGTTACTACTTCAATACCCGTCAATGGCAACATGAAACGCATAGATGTTCCACTGATCGGAACTTCAACTTGTGAATAAGGATTAGTGTCATTCCATTGCTTCAAGATAAGTAAAGCCTCAGTTCGTCCCGTGTACAATCTTACAGCCATTCCGTTATCAAAGATTTCAGGATTGATTGCAGTAAATACTCCGTAAGCCAAATCGTAAGCATTAGATGCTGTTACTGCCGTAGCTAAAGAACTATATTCTGCAACTGTAATATCATTTTCGATAAGGTTAATTAAACCATCAAACAAAGCCAACTCAGGATCTAAACTTGACTCATCACCTAAAACAACAACTCGCTGCGCTTTTCTTTGTAGCAATCTTGTAAGATAAGCCATCAAGATAGTTTCAATTTCTGCCGGCAATTGTCCGTTTTGAGCTTTAACGCCAAGAACGTTCAAAATTTGCGTCATTTTACCATTTAAGTCTTCGTTACAAAACTCGATACCCGCATACAACAAGTGTGTAGTTAATGCTTTATCAGTAAATACAACTGAACCATCCGGAGTTGAAGAACATCCAACTTTAGCTTGTAAAGTAACGTCAGCATTCAATAACGCGATTTCCTTTGTTCCTTTAACGCCTGACTCCAATGTAAGTTCAGCAAGAAATTCCGAGTTACCTACTAGGTCGCTTGTTAAATTAGGTAGCGTGTTGTCAGTCCATGCCGGCAATCCGTCTACGTCGTAATCAAATTTCCCTTTTGCAGCCTTAGAAGCCTCAAATCGAGAAATCATTTCGTTCAAGTCAACCCCGAACTTTTCTTTAAATTGATTTTTTAAACTCATTTTTTTAGATTTAATATATTATTTACACTTAATTTTGATTCTACAGAACCGGTTTGTTTTGGATTAGCTCCGAACTTGTCACCTTTCTTAATAGCATTTAACTCAGTTTTCAATGCTGCGTTTTCAGCTTCTAACTTTGCTTCAATTGCTGCAAATCTTTCATTTGTCGCTTTAGCAAATTCAGCAACCCCTTGAGCTACTTCTGCTTTTAATTCTTCAACCGACATTTCCTCTTCAGGTAGTACTTCAGTAATTGTAGTTACAGCTCCCATTCCGTCAACTGTGATTACTACGATTCGTCCATCCTCTAAAGTTAGTTCGTGGTCTCCTTCGGGTGCTGGTACTTGTTCGCCTTCTAGCTCAATTGTTACCGCAACACCTTCTACTAATTCACCTTCCCAAGATACGACAACGCCATCTGCTGTTGTTGCACTTGCAAAAGTCAATTTCTTCGGACTAGC